ATTTACATATTGAAATTGTACACCTTTCGGTAGGAATTCATCTCTCACTTCGTCAATTACTCTTTTTAATGCGGTACAAGGTGAACACCATTCCGCCCAAAACTTTAATACTATTATATTATTCATAACTTAATATACTATTTTTTTTGATTAAAATCAATTTTTATTTTCATTTTTATTTTCATCTTTAAGCACATTTACTTGTGCCACACGTTTTACAAATCAAACACGATTCAGCATATTCGATTTGGCAATCATCACCATCGTTAGGACAATCCAATGGATTATCTTTTATTAATTTTTCTGCTCTTGTAGTATCTATATATTTCTTTAATTGTCTTGCAATAGCTTTACTAAACGAAACAATAGATCCTTCTGCTTTTTCTAATTGTTCAACGACAAAATCTATCTTCGCCCCATGTCGTAATGAAGTAGAGATCAATCTTGTTATAGCAACTTCTTCATCTGTATTTGTTTCAGTAATGTTATCTTCAACTCCACCATTTACAAAGTTATAGTGTCCTGATTTAATTTTTACCATTTCACCTACATCTTTATGTTTTCCATATTTACCCTTTACAGCAAATACTTCGTATGGGAATTCATTCATTATACCCACAAATACTGTCCACTGTTCACCCTTTGCTACAGTGTGATAAACATCACAATATAACGATTTAGGTCTTTTAGGTGCATTATTATGAATAATCTTATCCAGTGAATCTTTTTTGGATTTTGTATTCAGTACACCTGTTCGACATTCATCTCTATATACTGTTATTCCTTTACAACCACTTTTCCAAGCTGTCATATATACATCATTTACTACATCTACTGATATATCTTTTGGTAAGTTTACGGTTACTGATATAGAGTGATCTATATGTTTTTGAACCCGTCCTTGCATTTCTACCTTTTTGACCCAATCTACATCATTTGCGGTTGTACCATGATATGGTGATTTTCTTCTCCACTCATCCGCCTCAACTTTTGTTAAATTAATAATTTCATCCTCTGATAATCCATTTATTTTTAAAAATAGTTTAAATGTTGGGTGAAATACTGGAAACTCTTGCCAAGAATCTCCCATTTCATCAGTGTAATCAACTCTTACGTTTGCATCATTTGGATTGACCTTCTTAGAACGGAAATATACAATAGAAAATACGTTTTCAATTCCAGACGATGTTTGTGTCATTAAGGATGTAGTATTATGTGAAACAATACCATTATCTAATGTATAATAATTAGTATCATCAACTTCAATATCCATTGTATAATCGTTACATTGCTTCTTTTCTATTATTTTAATTGTGTCATAATTAACATTACTTAAATCTACTGTTTCATTTTCCATCTTTAATAATTTTTTTAATTTTACTCACTGTTTCATTAATGACTTTTTGTTTATCATTATTATAATCACTTTCCCAAACTATAACTACATTGCATCCAAAGTGTTTTTTTAATATAGAAATACGATTTTTATCATTCTTTTGTATTTTTTTTGATTCTTCATCTATATATTCATTCGGATTTCGATGCCAATAATCACCATAGAATTCAACTACTACATTGATATTTTTTATATATAAATCTGGTGAAATTATTGTATAATCGTCTTCGTGTATATAAAATTTATATTCATTATCACCATAATAGATTTTGTCATATATATCATTAAATTCATATGTTATTAGTTCAGCAAATTCAAGTCCGATATTTGAATATAAATTGGTAAATGAATTAACTTTATCAATTAATAATTGTTTGTATTTATTTTCACCTGCAATTTTACCATATCTTTCAATATAATATTCAATAGTTTGTGAATATGATAGTCGTTCACAATATTTATTATACTTTTCAATACCTATGGGTTCACCATATCTTCGTATAAAATTATCAAGAGAATTTGATTTAGATAAATTTGTTTCTTGATATTTTTTCTTACCATCTTCTTTACCGTATTTTTCAATAAATTTAGATAATGTTGATGTTGACTGTCTATTAAATAATTTCTTCTTCGCTTTAGATAAATCGCCATCACATTGGTCAATCCAATATTCAATTGTAGTATTATATGATTTTTTATTACGGCTTTTATGTCCGCGGATTGATGCAATAGAGCATTTTCGTTTAAATTCTTCATATTTTTTCAACCCATCAACTTTGCCATGCCTTCTTATAAAGTTTTCCTTAGTTCCAGCTGTTTTTTTATTCTTTTCATTATACTTTTTCGTACCCAATTGTTTACCATGTCTATTTATAAATCCATTCAAAGTAGGGTCTCGTTTTTTATCTACTTCTTTCTTTTTTTCATTATAAAGTTTAGTTCCTTCTACTTTTCCATATTTATAAATATATTTTTCAAGTGAAAATGATCGTAAAAAAGACCAATATTCATTTATAATTTCTTGAGTTTCACCATCATATTTTTCTACAAGTTCTTTCCACTTTTTAGGATATGAAATTGTTTTAGGTTTCTTTTTTTGTTTAGACATAATATTGATTTTATTTAATATATTAACAACCACTCCTGTATAAGTATAGGAGTAATAGTTAAAACGTTAAAAATTATTCAATTAATTTCACAATTTCATCACCTTCTTTCAATTCATCAACAGTTTTCCATTTTGCAATATTATTCTCATAATCTATAATAACTAAAAACTTATGTATTTTTGATGTTGATACAGTAGAATCATCTGAAAATAAAAGTTTATAACCATCTGTCATACCATTCCAATATAATTTAGTTATTTTATGTTCATTGCCATTTATATCATATACATTAAAATCATCCATTATATTAAACCATTCATTTTTCATATTCTTTAGATCATCAATAAGAATACCATTTTCTTTAAATAAATTTTCTAATGTTAATACACCTTTATCTGTTTTAATTTTAGTATCTTTGTCTAAACAACCAGTCGGGGCTATCGTAGATATTGCTATATTTCGTCTTCCCGATCTTTGTAGCCTGTTCCATAATTCTTCATTTTCACTTTTCAATCGTAATAAAAACGGATTATTAATTTCTCTTTCTGGATCCCAAATTGGGAAGCATCCACGTTCTTCTGCCATAATAATAGATGATTCATATTCTTTATGTTTTTTTCGTTTCATTAATTCATCTACAAAATCATTACCACTATCTGAACCATATCGTATTCCTAGACCTGCCAACATATCACCAAGTGCAGTAATACCAAATCCAGTACGTCTACCTCTTTCCGCCTTATCCTTAATCGTTTTCCATAAGTTTAATTCAACGAACTTTATTTCATCAGGTTCTTCATCATTTTCTATTTTATGAATAATTTTATTAACAGATTCCAATTCTAAATCAACGATATTATCCATTAAACGTTGTCCCAATCTCACTTGTCTATCAAATTCATTCCAATCAAAATACGCATCTTCAGTGAATGGATGAATCACAAATGACCATAAATTTAATGCAAGTAACCGGCAAGAATCTCCGTTGCAGAGGACGATTTCTCCACAAGGATTTGTTGAAACCGATTTGTATCCTAAATCTGCATAACAATCTGGAAGGGATTCTCTAATAATCGTATCCCAAAACATAAGTCCAGGCTCTGCACGCGCATGGGCGTTCTTTACAGTAGTATCCCAAATTTCTTGTGGATTCACTACCTTAGTAACTTGAGCTTCTTCTATTGGTTTATCAGTTGGCCAATATAATGTAAATTCAGTATCGCCCCGATCTACTGCTTCCAAAAATGTATCATATTGTCTTATGGATATATTTGCACCAGTAACTTTAGTTTCATCCATTTTAATATCTATAAACTTTTCAACATCTGGATGTAGTCCACTAATTGTCAACATTAGCGCCCCGCGTCTTCCTGATTGAGCTACTTCACGAGTAGTATTTGAGTATCGCTCCATAAAGGATACTGCCCCAGTTGAAGTTCTTGCTGCATTATTGACGGGAGTATGTTCAGGGCGAAGATGTGATAAATCAGTACCAACACCTGCCCTTCGTTTCATTAGATGTGTCAACTGTTCATCGGTTCTCATAATACCACCATATGAGTCTGAAGGATTATGAACGACAAAACAATTGGATAAACTCATTATTTGATATGAGTTCCCTATACCTGCCATTGGCGATCCTTGAGGGATCAAATATTTAAAATCCTTTAATGAATTATAAATTTCTTCATAGGGAGTAGGATTTGGATAATTTAATTCTATTCTATACAACTCACTTGCGAGTCGTTTATGCATATCATCAGGTGTAGCTTCATATAAATTACCTTCATTATCTTTTAATGCGTATTTATCTAAAAAAACACTAGCTTCTAAGTTTGAGCCATTAAAATATTCTTCGGATAGGTGTAACGCTTTTTCATAATCAATTTTTTTCATTCTTTTCTTTTGTTTCTTAATTTCGTTTGAGTATATAAGTAGTTTTAATTTTTAATATGTGTGATGATTTTATAGAAAAAAATATGTATTTTTGAAATACGTAGAAAGTTAGGTAAATTTGTATTAATATCTAATAATTTTAAGCGGTTTATTGGATTTCTCACATAATCCAAATGAATGTTGTGTTCCTTTACTCTCTCCATCCCAAAATGCAATTACAGCATCTGAATTTTCTACTATATCTGTATTTCGGACGAAACCTGCCCTCTTACCGTATTTTTCCCAATCAGGTAAAAAAATATTAGTATTCTTATCATTTTCATTTGCCCATCGGTCTCCTAATGAATCTGCTCCTTTGGCTCCACCAGAAACTACTTCAGTTATTTTATCTTTATATTGTTCTAATGTAGATTTCAAAAGATCATAATTGTCGAATCCACGTGAACCTATAATTGCTAATTTCATAGTATTCGTTTTTCATTATGTTTTATAACCCACTCATATTCTTCTAAATTTGTTTCATCCGGAGAGTGTTTAACCTCATAAAGTAAAGCATCCAATTCAGGTATATTATCAGTATAATAATCAATAATTGCATCTTTGTATTCATTATCGGTATTGAACTCATAATCATACTCGTCCAATTTCCACCCAAAATCTATTATTTGTTGGTGGTGTCTAAATTCATGTGATATAGTTGCTTCATTCTGATCTTCTCTTATAAGTAAAATTCCTCTTTCCATTGTATATTCTCTTCCATCCACATATATTTCAGAATATTTATTAGGTGAATAATATCCACCTGCGAAATCATATTCATCTACACTGATTATGATGATATCAGGGATTGATATATCCTTTGGAAACTTTAACCAATTTAATTCTAATGATGGATTTTTTATTTTCAAAAATCAAAAAATTTATTTATGGTTTCTTGTTGTTTTTTAGGTATTATTTCAGTGGTTCCCTTCATTGCATTTTCAATCCTCGCCGTTGCTATATCAAAAAATTCATCTTCCATTTCCATTCCGATAAATGAAAAACCACCAAGACGTTTGACTGCCTTACCTGTACTACCCGATCCCATATACGGATCTAATACCGTTCCATTTGGTGGGTCTGTAACGATACTATCCGATTGAAGCTCATGACTAAACTCCTTTAATAACTCATAGTTATCCCCATGTAGTAATTGTATAGTATTTTGTGTCATCTCTGTGTATAGTTATCCATTATCAGTACCAATTGTATTTAAATATTTTTTATATAGATGTTGTTTTTCGATAGATTCTCCACCGTTAGATGCTTCCTTTTGAGCCATAATACCTTCAGGAGATTTTCCCTCATATATCTCTATCATCCCTGTATTCGTATCCATCTTAGCAGGAAACGTTAACCCATCTGGACCAAACCTATTCTTCATAATATGGAACCTAGCAGTTTCATTTACCTTATCAGATGCCTTTCTAGATAGTGATATAATAAAATCAGAATGCATAACTTTTGCATATGAATCTGCGATCTTATCAGCTTGAATATATTCTTCATTTATAGCCCCACGAGATGCTTGGGATGCTGTCCAAAATGGGATTTGATATAATCCTGATAATCCTCTCAGTTCCACATAAATACCACCTTGTTCTGCGTATGTTGAATCCATATGACCTCCCTTTGATAATAACAGATCTGCATAATCAATAATAACCAATCCTGGTTTATTACCATTTGCTATTAACTTCTCTATATGTAGTTCTATTCTCTGTGAAGTTATACCTTTAGGTGGGAAATATTTAATTAATAATTTACCTGGAATGTTCTTAATCTTTTTATAAACATCCTCTTGTTTTTCTTCCAAATCAGTGGAAGGTATTCCAGTAAAAATAGTATCATATCGTTTACCTACATAATACTCATTTAATTCCAAAGTGTAATGAACGACATTATACCCCAGTTTCAATGCAGCGGCTCCTAAGTGACATAACACCCAAGATTTACCACCACCAGAAGCAGAAACAACAACACCCAATTCACCACCGCCTAAACCACCATCCATTAAATCATTAACAAGTTCCCAATCAGTTGGAACTGTAGTACGATTTATTTCATCATTTCTTTCCGAAAAATCTTCAATATAATCATGCCCTAAATCGTTTTCTACGCCAACTTTTAGTGCTGTATCTACTAACTCTTTAATTTTTTGATAATTACCAATCTTCATTAAATCAACAGAGTGGATAATTGCCTTCTTCATATTTTGATTAAAACAGAATTCAGTAAATTCCTTTTTCACATAATCAAAATCCTCAGTTCCAATTTTTGTATAAATTGTCCGTAAGTTATCTACAATAAGTTTCTTTAGTATCTCATCATCTATCTTTGTGATTTCAGCTTTAAACACATCCATCGTTGGAAGCTTTTTATAACCATCATAATATTCTAATATGGTTTCTACTATCCATTTTGCTGCATCGGAATCAAAGAAATTAGGTGATATCGTTTCATATAACGACTCAATTAATTTAACATCTGTTAATAAAGAAGATATGATTTTTAATTGAAAAGAAGTTCCATATTTATTTAACGTATCTTGCTCATTGTTCATATAACCATTCTTGTTGAAAGTTCTCTAAACCAATCATTTGCGTTTGTAAATGTCTGTAACATTTTATAGTTATTCATTATCTTAAAAAATTCGAATTTACCTTTATTTTTAATTGTTTCATCAAATCGTTCTCGAATCATTAATTTATTTTTTGTACCAATATCAGGATCTTCTAATTGCATTAATTTCTTATTCATTATTAATGTTTTCTTCGATTCTGCTATTTTTTTAAATATCTTATAGTCATCTTTTTGTTTTTCTGATATCTCAATGATTTCATCTATTGTGAGTTTCTTATCACCTCCAATTTCCGGTATCCGTTTGAGTAAAGTTTTCAAACCTACACCTTGTATACCAGGAATGTTATCAGATTTATCACCGTTTAAAACTCTATATAATAGCATGTTTTTTGGGTATATATTATATTCTTTATATAACTTATCCGTATTATATAGTAGTTTTTTAGTTGGTGACCAAACCAATGTGGTATCATTAATCAGCTGTAAGAAATCTTTATCTGAAGACATGATGATGGACTCTTCACCATTCACTAATATCTGTCGGGATATATACGCTATAACGTCATCTGCTTCGATACCTTCATATATCATTGTTGTGAGAGGTGTATAATCCAAACAATCAATTAACCAAAATAATTGCCTTGCCATTGATTTATGTTCTTCTTCCTCATTCATCATTTCAGGATATTGACGGTTCACCCTAAAACGTGATTTCTTTCGATTTGCTTTATAACCTTCGTATTCTTTTTTCTTTCTATTAGAATTCCCCTTTCCATCAAATATTACAATGACTCTTGTCGGATTTAATTCTCTAATAGCATATCCAATTGAATTTAAAAACCCAGTGATGCCACCAATATGATCTCCATTTTCATTCATAGTTGGTGTAACCGTCCAAGCTCTTATAAAGGTATTTAATCCATCAATTAATAAAACTCTATCATTACGATTTCTGTCTATAGTTGGTTTTGATGTATTATTTACTTCGTCTAATATATCTTTGTATAATTTTTTCATAGTTATTCATCTTCTGACTCATCTATTTCTAATGTATCTGGATCTATCTTACCACTTTTATACTTTGTAATAATATTATCACATATTTTTTCATATATTTCAGCACGAAGTTCATCCCTAGTTTCCATCATTTCTATGAAATCTTTTGATTGAAATTTTATTTCTTCTTTATCATTCCCCTCAAATACATATGTATACCATGCGCCACCCTGTTTAACTAATTTATTATCTTTCATTACAGTTAACCAACTACCATAATCATCTATACCACTATCAAAGAATATATCAAAATCTGCAGATCTCAGTGGTGGACCCATTCTGTTTTTTACAATTTGAGCTCGGATTTTCATCCCTATAATTCTATCTTGTCCGTTTACTTTTTGTTTAATTCTACCTAATGATTTTAAACGAATGCGTACAGATGAATGGAAAGCAAGACTCTTACCTCCGCTTGTTGTATTATGGTTCAATCTACCATTGGCTAAATACGAATGTAAATCCTCAACTTCTATATCCGCAACATACATTTTACCGTCAACTTTATTAAAATCCGGATGGTCTTTTGCAAAAATAGTGGTTCCATTTTCTATAAAGCGATGATTACTTGTTACCCTAATATCACCATCAGTATAATATTCATTTACAGTATCTTTAATCAAAAAATTCTGTATTGGTTTATATACCTCATTACCACCTTCATCAAGTGTCAATACATCAACACCTAAATCTTCAACATCATATGCATTTGGTTCTGAGTAATTATTTACTCCAATAAATCTATCAGCAAACTCTGCTAATGTTAATTCTTCTTCTATATAAGATTCCATATTTTATTTTTTACCTCATTTATGTTATTTTTAATATCACTTTCCCAAAATGATAACAACTTTTTTTATAATTTAATCAACTTTGTATCGTATTTTAATTTTAAATCAACTTTGTATCGTATTTTAATTTTAGTGGTCAACGGGTCAACACACCACGGATCTGAAAATGGCATTGCGTTCATTTTTTGTCGTAATTGATTAGTAAAAATTAGAGTTACCTTTTGTCTACCAATCATATTTGTTATCTTACGAAGTGCCTTTGATATGATTATTGCTTTATCGGTTGCGTAACCATCCTTATCAAAATCGGCATTTATTTCTGTTTTAGTTGAAGCGGCAGCAACAGAATCCGTTACAATCGTGACCATTTTATCTTTATCTGAACTTCGTACTTTTTCAATAATAGTTTCAATAGTTTCAAAAATTTGTTCAACTGAATCAGCTGTAACATATAATAGTTTCGATACATCAACGCCAATTGCATCAAAGAACTCTCTTGATACAGCGGTTTCAGTATCAATCAATACCGCTAGCCCACCCTTTTTCTGTGTAGATGCCAATGCGTGTGCGGATACTAAACTTTTTCCACTCTGTTCTAACCCAGTGATTTCCAATATACGACCTACAGGCACCCCGCCATTTGGTCTATTAGATATGGCTAAATCCAACATTGCCGAACCAGTGGATATCCACCCGCCTACATTTGTTGGTGCTTCTTCAGAGTCTAAAAAGAATGCAACTTTTTGGTCTTTATTAGCTTTGTTTAAAGAATCCGCTAATATTTGTGCTAAATTTTCTTCTTTTTTTGACATTTTGTTTTAATTTAAAGATTAGTAAATATACCACTCCCATCAAGAGAGTGGTATAAGTTGTAGCTTGTGTTTATTAACTATTGAAAAGATCGTCAAAAGCAGTTGCTACATCATCTACTTTTACTTTTTTCTTTTCTTTGTTTTCCTTTGTATCTGCAAGATCATCCAATTTATCAACGCCAGTGTCATCTGGATCGAATGGAGCATCATCATCTTCATCGTCATCGTCATCTGATTTATTAGACAATGTTTTCTGTGAAGCTGATTCTTTGGTTGATGGAGTTATTTCTTCTTCAGCATCAGGATTAAGCCATCCGGTCAGAACGGTTTTCAATTCGTCGTAACTCAATTCTGTATACAACTCAGTGATTTCGATTTGATTATCCATCCACTCTGTAAATTCAGCTTTATCAGTTGTTAATGGAGTTTCTTTTGGTTTCACTCTAATAGTTGTAGTTGGATATTGCGTTCCACCATCTTCTGCAGATGTATATTCAACTGTTAAATCACGTCCCGAACGTGGATCAGAAATGTCACCGTAATCTGGATCTGCAATATATCCCAAAATCTCTTGATATACAGTTTTTCCGAATCCCCAGAATCGAACACCTTGATCTTCTTCACCTCTTACTACTACAGGTACAAATGTTCTCAATTTTGGTTCCATTCGTTTTGCAGCTTTCCAATCATCTTTATCTCCCATTCGTTTCAATTTCTCTGCGAATTCAACGATAGGATCAGGTCTACCAAATGATTGTGGTGAAAGATATGTTTTCTTATTTACGTTATAATGAAAATACAGTTCTATGAAAGGATTTTCTTTATTGAATTTATAAGGAACAATTCTTACTTGGTGTTTACCTGGAGTTGGTTTCCATTGTTCATTACTTCTGTTTTGTGTGGACTGTAACTTATTAAGTCTATTTTTAATTTGAGATAAATCTATACTCATATTATGTTTCCTCTTTATGTTTTATGTTTTAAATTTTACTTCTTATGTTTTATATTTACAACTTATTTTTGTATTGATAATAAATATACGAAAATATATATTAATTGTCAAACTTTTTCTATAATAAAAAATCTATTTTAATTTATATGATTTAATAAATACTATAATATTCTATATGTAATTTCTTACCCTATATGGGCCAGATTCTTATCTACCTGTTTGAGTTTAGACACGTTTGATATAAAACGAGTAATATCTTTTTTGATCTCTTTTGGATCAAAACCTTCTACACGAGCAAAGTTAATTTTAATTTCATTTAACAATTCTGTTAATTTTATCATACTTATTTAGCTATTTAGTTAATATTTTATAATATTTATTGAATTTCCTGATTCTATCAGATAATCCATTAGTTCCTCCATTAATTTTTATAGTAAGTTTTCTAACTGTTGCATCATCAGATCCCTCATCTGCCAAATAATTCAATTTATGTCGGTTCCAATACCATGCTGCTGAAACTAATGGATAATCAGATGCTACTAACTCTGGATTGGTTACTACATCATCTTTTACAAATCCATTAAATTGAGAATAATTATATTTTCCTGTTAATTGTATATACCCTCTACCTCTATACTTCCAACCCTCTCCACTTAATTCGTTTCCGTTTCCCATTCGGTTTCCATATACTTTATTTGCAATCAGTTGAGGTTTTCTTGCATATTGTGATGCTATTGCCTCATTTGAAAAGTACTTACGAAACACTGTCATTAATGCCTCTTTAGAATAATTTAAATTCTCTTCTATAAACGTAAATGTAGCAGATTCATGTGCACATTGTCCTAAAAAATGAGCTACTCTTAATTCAGTATCTATCTTATATTCAAAACAAACCTTTGGTAATTCTAAAAATACTGATTCTGGAAGATGATTCTTCAATTTTGCATAAATCATAAATAAACCATTTAAAGGGCTTTTCATAACTCTCTTTTATAGTTCTATGATATTATATAACTTTGTAGGTATTATATTTAGTTCATCTCCATTTAATAGTATGATTGAATTTTTATAATCTTCCCAATTTAATTTATATTTTTTATCCAACACTCCATTTTCTTCGACTATCAGGCGATTCAATGAATTAATTGTATATAATGTATTCGTCTCCTTTTTTCGGTGGATTAAAATAGTATTAGATATAGAGTGTGTATATTTTATTTCTTTATTGATATTGTATGTTATATACAACTCTTCATCATAATACCCACTTTGAAGAACATATATATAATTATATACTAAATCATAAATATCTCTTATTAATTGTATTGATTCGTCTACTGTTTCTATACTAGAAAATGTACATAGTAACTGTGTTTTCATTTGCTTACATCCGTTATATAATTCATATTATATAAGTATATGAATTCAAAAGAAAAGAGTGGAATTAATTAACTATTCGGTATTCTTTTCATTATCTTCAGTATCACTATCGTCTTTTTTAGCATGTATTTGTTCTAAATCATCTTTCGTTAATTTCATTAGTGGGATTGATTCCTTTTCATCACCCCTTATTCCATATAATTCAGCTGCGCCATCTTCCGGTTTTTGATATTGTGGTCTTCCGTTTTCTTCAGAAGAATAATATTCACCTTCTACAGAATATACTTGTAAAGGTTGGTGAGCAGGATCATCAGGAGGTAGTGCCGCCAGAGCTTCCGCACCGCCCTTTGTATCTGCATCAAAAACACCTTGACCACTTGGTACATCGTCATCTTCACCCTCTCCTTCTCCTTCTTCATCAGGGGTATCCGCATCTGGCTCAGGTATATCATCTCTTCCTGGTTGATTCTCAGAACCTAATTCATTATTAATCTCCTGTCTATTCTCTGTACCTTCTTCTGGTACATGCTTTTCGGCTTCTTTTCTTCCTGGTTTATCATCACCTAATCGTAATAGATCACCAACCAGTCCTTCTTTTTCTTCACCATCTTCATCAACCCATTGTATTACTTTATTCAAAACAGGTAATTTAAATTTTTTATCTTCTGCCTCTCTACTCCGTTCTTTTGCTTTTTCTTTATCTCTTTCTGAGTCAGCTTCGTTAACTGGATAGTAAAGTTCTTTTACACTTCGTATCCAAGCTTCTCGTATATTATACGGTAACCCTGTTTCCACCATTACCTCAGATAGAGTAGCTAAATGATTTGGATTTGACCAATCTAAATTATCTGGTGATATTCTGTATGAAACTTCGTCTACTACTTCGTCTATATATTGTTTTAATTCTTCTTTCATAAATTTTATTTTTTATTAAATATCTGCTAATGTATTTCCATATGATACTGTTGTTGGAAAATCTGGCGAACCCATTATACTCTTAATTTCTTCTATATGTTCTTCTATATGAGATTTGCTCTCTCCCCAAATCACCACCGAATCATACATATATAATAATAAGTATAAATTTTTATCATTTATATAAGAAATTAATTTCTTCAATACATCTACGTTCTTTTCCAATTCAATTGCCTGTAATAGATAATTGAATACTTTTTGTGGGTTTGGTTCCTTAATCCATTTTAATGGAATATTTCTTCGCTTGGTTGTTAAGAAGCCCGTTTTATTTGTACGTTCCCATAATGACTCTATAAATTGTTGTGTTTGATAATAAAATGGTATCTGTAAAAACTCTTCGTCAATCCCACCGTACAACAAACGAAATGTTACTGCCTTTGATTCATCATATCCAACACCATATTGATCTGCTAACCATTGGTGGGCAGATGTTTTTGGTAATTCATACTTAATCAACTTTCCAATTAAACGAACGTGATGTGCATCATAATCCAATGCTACCATTACTCCATCATCACTATGAAAAATATCCCGTGTTCCATCATCTTTATTTAATGCTAAATAATTCACAGATGAATGTGTATTAGATGGTCTACCTGTTACCGTATATGGATGATATTCAGTATAAACCTTTCCATCTTTTATTTGTTCTTTTGCCTGTGGGAATCGTTCAATAAATTTCTGTTCATCCACATATAGACCATGAACTTCCATATAACGAAGGACAGGTAAGTATGTTCGTACGTACCAATAATATTCTTCGGTTAATGGTTTATCTAAATTTGAAGTATACTTATCAAAAAAAATTCGTAGCCTTTCTATCAAAACGGTAATGGGTGTTATCTCCGTTAAATTTGCTCTGTAACCTAGTCGAATATAATGCCCATAAACTTTATCATTAAACTCGTTGTAATCAATCCTGAGTGAAGTGTGAATGAAATAGAAGGTATCTATATCATAGACGTTCACTAACTTAAACACGTGTCCAACTTTCTTAGTATCGAATACCCATTTTTTAGATTTTACTTGAAAAAGATCATTTATTTTCGTATATTCAAATGGAATTAAGTCTATATGCTCTACACCAATAATCCATAACACTTCGTCCACTAAAATACTAACAAATGAAAGTGATGTATTTCTTACATGTTTTTGATGATCTTTCCAATGAAACATCCATATTGATTCATTATCATCATTTAATATATGATATAACTCATTATAATCCTCATTTGTATCTATAATACGGAATCTCATATAATAATATACGAAAATATATTAGAAATGTCAATCTTTTATTTTTGAAAATTGTAAAAGATTCGGTAAATATAAATTTAAATTAGAAATATTTTTCATTCCCAATTGTATTGATTTAGAATTCGATGCTTCTATTTCTTTTTCAGTACCTGTCACTCTCCAATCAATTGATGTTATTTCATATAATGGATTTCTATTATATTGATTTACATTATTAGAATTAATTTCAAATATAAACGAATTTAGATCATTTACCTTTCGAATAAAATATCGTTCAATAAATCCACGTTGATAGTCACTGTCAATTACCTGTGGTACAAATGTTTTAATTGATATGGATTTATCGGAAATATTAATTTTCGGTTTTATCTTATTATATTTTTCAATTGTGGATTTCATTGTTTTTGAATTTGTCTAAATTGTGAATCTACTTCAACTATCCAATTCATTCCAGAAATTGAATGTGTTATCTCTCTTATTTGGAATATCCCTCTATCACTTCTAAACTTTGTAGGTAAATCTATAATTGAAAATGTATTATTAAATTGGATACCACTTACCCCAAATGTTGAAAATTTACAGCTAATTGGAAGTAGTACGGATATTTCTCTATAATTTGTTGTTTTTTTATCAAAGTGATTAAATAACGATGAGTCATTAAATGCTGATACGATTATGTAATCAGAAACATCAGCTAATTCTTTATTTGGGTCGTTTATAGGTATAGTAATATCTGATACTAATGTAGCAGTTTTCATAAAAAGCTCAAAGTTTTCTTTTAGCTTTTCTGTAGCTGTTCTATCATCTGTTGGTAGTTCTACTTCTCCTGGTGATTTTTTAACAGGAATTCGCTTACCAATTTGGTCTTCAATATCAACTGTATCTATGAATAATCGACTTGGTACCTTAACTTCCGTAGAAATTTCCATACCATTACTATCCTCAGTTTTTGTTAATCGTTTACCGATGATTTGAGATGTCATTGCTGAAGGTATATCTATATCTACGCTGAATGAAAGAAAAGGAGATTGTTCTCCATTAGATACAAACGAAACTGGTTTGTTATATTTCAAATCTGTAAAACTTTCATCTACTATTCGGACAACAATTACATTATCATCCTTATCTATGTCCTCTGTTACTTGAAAATCCCACTTATTATTCACTGCAGAACTCATACCATTTAATAATTCCAATATAGTTTCTCGTATAGATAACCCCTTTCTCTCTAATACCGATTTTGTGAAATCAAAATTAATATATAAGTCATCTAATAATCCAAAATAATAGTCTTTTAATTCGTAAATATCAGTTGGATATTCGAATGATGTATTTCCTCTTGGAAATCCTGGACTTGAATTAAATGTAAAATTAACACTTCTCATATCACCCTGTGTAGCCTTCTTTGCGTGTTCAGAAAAAGAAACTTCACCATCTTTAAACGAAGTGGATAATCCGAAATCAGGTGGATGTATATTTGGTATATATAAACGAGAACCATTTGTAGAAAATATTTGTGGAAATGCAGATAAAAATGCTCCAGAAGTTTCAATGTTTAACGATAATTCACTACCATCTACAAGTTCAATAGTGTTTTCTATTTCACTTTCTTGTAATATGTCCATTAATGTACGGAATCGAATGTACCGTTCGTCATTAAGAATACCATCACCAGCAGGGATTACTTGTTTTTCACCATCTACAGTGGTAGATCTTTTAAAAAATCGAAACCAAGTATCCTTTGTTCTATGGTTTATTTCATTTTTTACTCCAGGAATAAAATTAATAAAATTATTAGGATCTGAAATATGTTTAACATTAATTAAATTCATAATTCGTTCAGTTCTCCACCCAGCAGGTAAATCATTAAACATATATGCAAATGATTGTGTATCAGCTCCTACTTTCACTGTAGATGTATTTGATTTTATGTTTTTTGATTTCCTTACCCATCCTTCAGATGGATTTAACCCTTGTGTTAATTTACCAGATCTGGAACTTGTATCATCAGTGATTACAATAGATAATTCTGTTTTTTCTTTTACTCCATCTTCAGTGGCAGGCGCTGGTTGAAATTGTAATCCTGATAATACTTCTCCGATTCCTGTTAAATCCACTGAAACAGTGAATCCATCACCAGTTTGAATACCACCACCTGTAATAATTCCTATATATGCTTCATATGTATACTTGGATGCTTTTCGTTTTTCATTTAATTTTTCAAAATGATAAAGTTCAGCTAATTCATTTACGTTTTTACACAACTGTCCATATGATTCTGTTTGGTTCCATCCCCATTCAATTGAAACGTGGAATCCGGGTTCCAAAAAGTATTTCGTTATTTCATCTAATTGTTCTTTTGTATAACATTTTATATCAAACTTAGCTTTTCTACTCAATCCTCTATTCCCATATGAAACTGATATACTCTCTATAATTGGTCTAGGATAATAACCAGTTCCCTGTGAGGTAGGTTCGGTTGTACTACCACCATTAAACCCCATAGAACCAACGGATGCGGATGAATCCAATGTTCCATGAATAGATTTCTGCCCGAATGTTGGTATATTTGGATTAGATATGATTGAAACTAATTCATTTGAAGATTTACCTGCACCAGATGTGATTTTTACCCATACTCCGCCTAATTTAGAGGAAAATAAAGGATCTTTAAATTTATTTATTCTATCTGTAATACCAGATGATATAGGTGCTATTCCAAAACTCATTTTTTAATATGTATTTAATATTTCCAAAAATTCCGTAGGTACTCGTAATATCATTCCTTCTTCTAATCCTATCGGGGCATCGTGTATATTATTAGCAGATGCAATAATCCACCATAACCTACTATCGTTATAATACTTAGATGCTAACGTATCAAGTCTATCGCCAGTTTGTACAGCTACATAAATATCACTATCTCTTAATTTTATAGTATTTGATATTCTACTACGATACACCTTTCTACCAGCATCGTTTTTCTTTATTTCGTTTTTATTATATCTCATTAATTTACTGGTTCAAATGAATAAAGTTGTTCTTCTACATCTTGTCTATTTTCAATAAATGTGTATGAAATAGAAACATCAATAATTTTAGGTAATATCCAATCTTTTCCTGCTGATTTAAGTTTTGGAGAATCTTGTAACTGTGAATGTATAGTATCATCGAACCCTGTATCCCAGCCGCCCTCATCTACCATTGTATATGATAATGAACTAATAAATCCATATTTCTCTTTATACATACCACCTATTGTTAGTTTAGTAATCGGGGGAGTAACCACTCCTGCTGCACCATTATATTTTAATGGATATACTAATTTAGCAAGTTTATCTAATTTCTCCCATATTTTTTTATGAGTATCTGGATTTGTACTATACATTTTTAAACTAAATCCAACATTTCGTTCTATTCCCTCATACATAAATTGTGAAAATGGAGAACCTACCATTTTGGATGATGCCCAATTTGGTGTAAACGTTTCACTAATACCTGAGATTACAACTAATGGGAACCATAATGGCTCTTGCCCATCTACTTCTATTTTTACTTTCACCGCCTCGGTTGCGTACTCATTGTTTTCTTCAAATATATTTCGGATTTTTACATCTTTACCTATTACTTTATATCCTGCGCTATTTTCGTAATAATCAATATTTTCTTCATTTAATTCAGTTGAAGGTTTTCTATCTATATTATATCCTATTGAGAATGGATTAAATCCCAGTGCACCATCTTCTACTGACATACTTAATATGTCCATTCTTTGTTGAATAACTAATTCACTATACGGTTTTTCATCAGTGGTACGAATGGAGCCATCCCTTGCAGTTGTTTCTAATCCATCAGCGGTTCCACGTGTTCCAAATAAAATACTTCTTGCTTTATCCTTTGCCTTTCCAACTGCAATTCCAACTGCTTGTGTTCCTATTTGTTTTGGTGTTCCACCACCTGCTTGAGCTAAAAAATTGCCCAGCACTGTTCCACCATCTCCGCCAACAGATTCAACTGTTACGGGTTTATCAGAACGGAAGCCATCTACTTTATCCTTGATTCTTGTTGGGATAAGAGTTGTTGGAATTCCAAGTTTCGATTTTATAAACTTTGTGGCAGAATCTATTTGCCCACCTATCAACCCATCTGTACCTTCTCCGCCTGTTGAATTTTTCATATCACGAACAGATGAAGTAGATTGTTTTGTAATTCTTATTGTTTCACTTCCATATAAAAGTGGAAAGTTTTTATAAAATGTTGTACGTAGCCCAGAAGTTTCTTGTTCTAACCGAACTGAACCTTTATCTCTTTCTATATTATGTACCGAACTTAAAAATAAGTCCTTCATTGTTTTAGCCATTATAATAATCCATAAGAATTTTCTGTAGAACGATTTATAGATGCCGCAACACCTTTAGATACTTTTTCTCTATCTAAGTATACTGATATCTTACCCGCTTTTAAATCCGATCTCAATGATTTCATTTCAATAATAAGTGAATCCAATCTTGAATTAGTTTCAGTGAAATCGACAGATGTATCAATATCATTAATTTCATTAGATGTATTCTTTGTATTCGATTGTTCATTTACAGTTTCAGTTCTACTACCTAATATTTTAGTTGCTATACCACCGATAGCACCGATTGCGGATAATGTAGGTAATGCGATCAAACCTGCCCCTGCTACAGCGGTTAGAGCACCTGCTAATCCAAATAACGCAACTGATAATAAACTAATTGGTGGGATGTACATTAATAATGAACCTATCACAGAACCTGCTAATGTTAATTGTGGTATTAGTGAAGATATTCCGCTACTTAACATTTCAAAACCACTTCCCATTGCCTGTAACGCATTTCCTAAAATTAATACAGAAGTTGCTATAACTAATAACGCACCAGCACCTGCTAAAATTGCAACTGCCCCAACACCACTACTCATTAAAGCCCCTAATAAAGACACGGCACCTACTAACGCCAACATAGATACTACTGCCTTACCTACATCTCCCCATTTCACTTCCATAAATTCTTGTACTGCCTTTCCAAATACAAATAATGCACTTGCAACAATTAATAATGCTGCTGCTCCTGCTAACATTGAAGTTGGATTTAATTTTCCAACCCCTCGTGCAGTTCCTAAATTATCACCCTTACCACCTGTTTTGTTTGATATAGTAGATAATGCGGCTTGTCGTTTTTCAACCAATAATCGTTTCTGTGCAAATGATAATTCCTTTCCAGCAAAAAACGCTTTAAGTTTCATCCAAACTAATGATGCCTTTCGTTTAGCGGCAATTAACGCCTCCCATTTAAATATATTCTGTAAACCACCACTCATTTGACCTAATGCAACAAGCCCACTACCCAATGCACTTAAAAATGGACCACTTATCTTATTAGTTAATCCTGTTGCCAATTCGTTTAATGAACTGAATTGTCTTTGGAAAAATGTAGTTTCTGTATTTGCGGTTTCAAGTTGAGTTGCCATTCTCTGTAATTCAACAACTGAAACTCCTATTAAGTCTGCGGATGCCTTTCGTTGATAATAATTCATTTGTTCAAATGCGTTTATACCACCTAATTGATGTAATACTTCTTTAGTAGCCCCTTCCAAATCATTTTGGAACGCCAATCCTCTGGCTCTTTCTAAATTAATATTCCTACCTAACAATGAAGATAATTCTAATTCCTTTGTAATCGAACTTTCAAAATCCAACAGATTATCAGCTATACCTACCATTGTAGATAATTCAGTTCCTAATTGTCTTGCAAATACAGCGGCAGATGCTAAGTTTTTTCCGCCATCTTTTCCAAACAATGCAAATGCTTCAGTATTATTTGCCAAGTCGGACATTACCTGTGAAGGAATTACTCCTCTTTGTTTTGCAAATTCTTTTGTTGAAGTAATTAAATCCTCTGCTATATTCTTAGACCCATTATTTAATCTTGCAAACGAACCTACTAATGTTGCTGCTTCTTTACCACTTATTCCTAAATTTAATGCAAGTAAATTAGTATTTAATTGAGTACCAAGTGATGCCGATTCAGTATTTCCAAATTGATTTGCTAATTCAGTAGCCGTTCCAGTCGCATCATCAAATACGGTACTCATTAAAGCTGTTCGTCTAGCTATTCCATCTGTTGATGATAGAGTTAACCCAAACTCAGAATTCATTTCTCCTATTTTACCAACTACTTGCCCCAACCCGATTGTTAAGAACCCAATACCAGCACTTGCATTAGAAAGCATTAAACTAGCTGTATCTAATACGCCGCCTATTGATTTTTTAATTCCATCGTAAACTGCAATTTGCGCATCTAATTGTTCTTTTTGGTTTTCTGTTAAATGAGCGTACTCATTAGCCAAAGAATTAGTAACTCGTAATGATTCAACTTGTTTTTTAAGATTTGGATATCTATCTATTGAACCTATTTTTTTTATATTACCTAACTCCGATTCAAACTCCCTGTTTAATAATTCCTTCTGTGTAATATCAGACGATGTTAGATTAGCTATCTGTTCGTTTATCTCTTGTGAACGTTCTAAAATATTAAGATTATGTTCACTTTGAATGGCTGAAGAATGTAACGATTGAATTCTTCTTTTTTCAATTTCTTGGATAGGAAGATATATACCAGTTAATGATTTTAATCCTTGTTCTTGGTCACTGATTGATTGGAGAACGTCGGTACTTACCTTCGTACGGGATTGTTGAATCTGAATATTGATGTTTTTTAATTTAGTGGCTAATGTTATCCGTTTTGTATTCAGTTCATTAACTTTTTTAGTATCTCTTATTTCTTGGGCATCAGATGCAGCAATATCCCTCTTTAATTTTTCAATCTCTTTTAATATCTTAAGTCGTTCTTTATTTAAATCTTCAGCCACAGTTCAAAAATTATAATTTTGCTTTAGGTATCTTTGATAGAATTCGATCCAATTCTTCTTTTTCCCTTTTGATCTTTTCCATTTGTTTTATAGCTTCATCATCCATCTTAGCCTTTTTAGCTTTGGCAAGAAGTGAATCCACCGCGTTTGCCTTTAACCCATCGAAAAATGCATCGGAAAACTTTTTAGCGGCGCCGAAGATCTCATTCACTGGTTGTTTTTGTTTCATATTAATAGTATGTTATAGTTTTATAACTATAAATATAAAATATTACAAAAATAAGGAAAAAGAATTACCTACGAATATTTACTTTTGAATTTTGATTGGTGGTTTTCTTCACCTCTGCCTCTTCTTCTTTTTTCAATTTAACCAACTTATTATAGTAAAAGTTTCTCCATTTGGTAGGCATAGTATATACATCTGTAAATGTGAAGCCGTTACCAAATTGAATAAGTTGCCACATTTCAGTGTGTAACTTATAAGAATGGTTACTCGGAAGGGTAAAAAAAGTCGATCCCGAACGGGATATCAAGAGCCTCCATCTCGCCTGTTATATCAGATTCAAATTGGAATTTTAACTCTAAATCTGGACTAATAGAATTTACATAATTTCGTAATGCTTTACTATCTTGTGAAACTAAATTCTCAGCCAACTCATTTATTGTTTTTCTTTCTTCTTTTCCATCTACTGATACAATCATATGGCGTAAACGGGTAGTAACTTCTTTAGAACCTGCGTTTTTAGTAAGACGTGCAAGTGCTTGTAAATCTTTATTAATTTCAAGTTCATCACCGTGAGTTAATAACTTAAATTCAATATCTTTTTGTGTTTTTTCTAAAGTAAATTTATATCGGTTTTCTCTATTTAATACTGATTCATCTACTTCTTTTACTTTTACTTGAGATAAATCAATAGTTACATTTTGCCTTTCCAACGAAAATGGATCTGTAACTTCTGCGTTATATTCGTTACCATAACCCAATATTCTTGTAGCTATTAGTATGGCGTTTTTATCTCCAATGATAATATCGTTTATATCTATATCATCAATTATAATAGATTCAAATAATTTATCCAATACAACACCTTTCTTTATTAAATTTTGAGAAGCTAATATATCTTCTTCTTTAGCTGTCATATACTTAATAGTAATTTGACCAGATGAAAGAGGGGAATCTTCTGGATAAACTAATCCTTTTGATGGGAGGTCAATAACTTCTGTTGGAAACTTGTGTTCTTTTTTTGTACTCATAACATTTAATTTGTTGTTGATTTGTCCTTATAAATATAAAAAATTAATATTTTTAGAATAATAAAAAAACCTCACCACTTATAATAAAGTAGGAGGTTTTAAAATTTTAGTTCAATATATGATTAAGCCGTACTACTTATTTTAGTTCAATATTAAATAGTTTAATATTAATCAATATTCCAAAATTGCGTAATCGTAGGCTAAAGTCACAGTTATTTCTACTTTTTCAGATGATTCATATGTTAAATCACCGAAATTTGCTTCTGTAATAAATGCACCTTTTACTGTCCACTCTTCTACCTTATCCGTAACTGGTCCTAAAAGATAGAAATTCAAATCTTTTTTGTAAAAATCAGCGTACCCTTCTCTACCTGTAATAGCTTCGTGAGATAATCGTACCCACTCCATTACTGCTTGTGCTCCAGATGGAACCAATGGGTCATGTAGTGTAATTGAAATATCATTCCAAGTAGTTTTTCCTTTAATTTTACGTTGTACGTTGATATGATCTATAGTTACAACATCAGAAGAAATAGTTGGTCTACTCATTGCTTTAATCATATATGATGGTATCCCGTCTACTTCCATAATGAACCTGTTTTGCATCTTTGGTTCAAAATTGGTATAGAAAGCTTGATCGTATTCTAAAATTTCTGCCATAATAAATTTCCTTTAAATAATGTGTTTAGTTTAATTATATATATATAAGTATAACTTTTTTTAGTTTTAAATACCTTTTTTCAGAAATTTCCTTAAATCAGTAGATATATCAGAGTAATAACTATCAATATTTTCTAATATAGAATGAAGATGTTTACATACACTCCCTTCTAATTTTGGATTTCGTTCATTTGGTGCAATAGATTGTTTAATAATACCATAATCACCTGCATCCGCCATCCACTCATACCCTTTATATTTAAAATCTTCACAAGTACAATGTACTTTAACATCACCTGCTTCTGTTGCTAATTTTATACGTTCTTTAAGTGTAGTTCCTTTGTGTTTTCTACTTATTTCCCTAAAATCAGGAATCTGAATTCGTTGTGTATGAGATTTGCCACTTCCATCGGAAGATGGGTCTTTACTTTTAAATTCAAACGTTCTTATTCGTTTGTTTCCTACACGATGATATAATTTACTATAAGATGATTGGATAGATGAAGCACGCTTCTCACGTTTATCTTCAGTTTCTTTTGTTAAATCATCTTTAAATACTTCATCTAATATTTTTGTAAGTCGTATCATTTAATATAAATATAGAGTTTTTAATTTTAACACATAAAAAAAGGGAACCTAAATCAATAAGTTCCCTTTAATTCTTTAACTATATGTACGTACTAATCATTTACTACTTTCAGTTAATCGTTTGATTTCCTCACGAATAATTTCCCGTAATTTTGATTTTGTCAGTTTCACCGTTTTCGTTTCATTTTTATTCTTACTTCTGTTTTTTGACTGTGTTGTTACTGCCAAATTAGAAGCTGAATCATCATCAGTGTCGTGATTTCGATGATGGACATCCTTACCATCACCTTTTTTCACTTTACCTAACTTCTCCATTTTTCTACGAGATTTATTTCTCTGAGCCCGTCTCTTTTTCTGTTTCGGGTCAGATTGATAATTCTCGTATTCTTTCTTGTAATCTCTACTCATTATTAATCACTGAATGTTGCCCCAGTCGGTAATACTGTGAAGTTTACAACGATGAATTCAGCTGTTCTTGTTGGTTGAATGAAAATATCACCTTTTAGAATATTACGATCTATGGTCGCAGGATCATTGTTAGTTTCATCCATTACAACTCTGAATGCGTATAAACCTTGTCGTTGTTGTATTGATTCCAAATATGGATTAACAGTATTCAAGAAGCGATTTCTCGTAGTTGAACTGTTTTGTTCGAACACTAAGAATCTTGATGTAGAAGCAATATACTTCTTCACTTTGATCAACAATCGTCTTACATTGATTCTATCCAATGCAGATGGTCTTGTCTGTAGTGTTTTTTGTCCATAAGCAACAATACCCTGTCCAGGGAATGATGCGATTGGGTTAACCTTACCTTCATATAGTTGATCTCTTTCAATATGTGTCAATCTATTCTTCACTCCGATTGCTCCAACAATTCCACCTCTGTTTAATCCAGCAGGTGCGAACCATTCAGCAGCAATTCTATCATTTGATGCGTAAATTGCCGGCATCAATACCGATGGTGGTACTACCATTTGTTTATTTGTTTGTACATCTATTGTAGTTACCCAAGGGTAATATGTACCAACGTACGAACTATCAACTGATTCTGCTTGTTGGATAGAAGCGTTTACCGTTCCGTTTACACCAACAACATCACCGATGAAGAAACAATCTTGTCTACTATCTACCAAGTCTACTATTCTATCAAAAACGTATCCGTGGAATTCTCTGATTATTCCAGGAGCAACTACTAAGTTAATATCATATTCATCTTGATTTGATATTGAATTAATTGCTCTTGTATAAGAAACAGATCCAGCAGATGTAGATGTTGTTAAATTAAAACCTTGTGAGTTTCCTGAATTGATATCTCCGGCTTTATTAATAGGAGTTGCAGGTGATTGTCCATCAAATCCACCTTGGAACCCTACTACAAATTGTCTTTTTGAAATATCGGATGCTCTATCATCTATATTTACTGATTGTGTTACTTCCAATCCATAATTGTCAAGTCCAAATGATTCGTTTGCTCCAACTGACGCTGATTCTGGAAGTGGATTTAAATAAAAGATATTATCTAATTTTGCACTACCATCGAAATCAAATCCTGAATATAGTGTGGAATTGGTGCCAGTGTTTGATAGTGAACCTGTTGAAAATACAACAGTTGGCAATTCAGATGAAACAGCTAATGTTATAGTGTTAAAATAAGCAGCATGTCCAAATGGTGCTACAGATGATGGGAATTTTCCTTCTTCTACCACTTCTGCTCTAACATATGATGAATTATTTTGGAATGTACCTTCTTCACTTACTTTTCCATTACTATCAACAGAAATTGATTTATCACCAATTAATCTTGCGATATAGTTTGGAGATGCTGGATCTAAAGTTGCATTTTGGAATGTTTCTAATACATTCTTTCTATTATCTGTGTCGGAAAAACTACGTACTGTTACTGTAAATGTTGTGAAATCAGTTCCTGGTACAGTTCCAGCAGGTTTAACATTAGAAATTCCAATTTTAAACTCTCTGTTAGCTGAATTTCCATCACCAATTGTGTGGAAACGGAATAAATCATATCGTTCGCCAGCTATTAATTGTGATTGAATCCAAGGAGTTATAGCGTGTGATACTTCATATGTAAAATCTTGCGTAGGTAATATTTCATCTTCTAAAATAGAATCTGAACTTTCTAATGTATTTTCATTTTCTTCCGCTGTGTGTTGGAAAAAAGTGTAAAGATAAGATGGTTTCGTTCCTAACGCATTCAAACCGAATACTGATCCTACATCATCTCCATCAGATGGTAATATAGACGAAGTAGCTGCTACTCCAATATCACTACCACTAATTTCAAATCTTGTAGTTCCACCAACATGAGTGAATGATGTGTCGGTAAAACCTACACTTTCATCTCCTTGTGCTGTTGAATGAAAAGAAGTTACTAATTTTCTTCCACCTGATCCACTTACAAAGATTCCGTATGGAGATATTTGTGAATATCCCTCAGTACCGGCAACTCTTACAATGGTAACTATTCCAGCTTCCCGTAAGTAATTTTGTACGGTTACACCTGTATAATACGAACCATCAGGTCTACCGAATATTTGTTCAAATTCTTGTTGTGTATTAACAACAGTTGGTATAAAAGCGGGTCCTTTTGAAAACGGACCGATTATTGCGGCTCCAATAGCACCAACTCCTTGTGTTAAAAAAGATAAGTCTGTTTCACGTGTAAAAACACCTGGTGATACAATTTGTTCTGACATATTGTTTTTCCTTTATTATTTTAATATCAATGAATATAACTATACATACTATATTTATATATGTATAAGTATATGAAAGAAATGGAAAACGGAATAAAATTATTTAGTAACGGAAGTAAATTCTCCTGTTTGGGAGTTTAACTCACCATCACCGTATTTTTCTCTTAAATCTTTAATGAATTCAGTTTCTTCTTTTTGAAGTTCGTTATACTGTTCCATTAGTTTCTTTTTGTATTCGTCTAATTCATCAATTTTTTTGTTTGCTTCGTTTGCAACAAATTCAGTTTGTACTGTAACTTGTCCCAATTCTGTAAATATTGTGTTAGCATTTACTTGTATCTTATTTACTTTTTTTAATTCTTCGTCTGTAATCTTTACCTTCTCTGTCACTTTTTCTTTACTCATTTTTGTTTAGTTTATAGTTAATAAAATATATAATATAATATACGATAAAATATATTAAAAGTCAAATTTTAAATTAAGATAAAAATGAAATTACAATTTTACCTGTAGATGACCATTGTGGATGAAATACTCTATAGTCAGGCTTGTTGGGATCTTCTGCCCATCCCTTCCAAAATTCAGGATCAGGATCTTCTCCATATACCGTATCACCCTTCG